TGTAGTCCAAAACATAAACTGTTTAGAAGTTGTTGCCAAGTTTGCAACTTCATTTGAATCTGGTAATAGTTCGTCAAATACAAATCCAAGATCATTTAAATATTTTCCATAGCCGTATAAAAAATCTACTACATCTTGTAATGTAGAAAGTTTATCACCATAATTTAATACACTAGTTGTGAATTCAAACACACGCGGCATAGTTGCTATTGCACCACCAACTAACGGTACTTCGGGAATACTAACAAAATTACTTGAATCAAAATTTGCTGAGCTAGTATGTGTTTTTATTACTCTATAAAATGCGTCTGATGCTTTAACAATCTGTCCTACAGTATAGATTTTTTCGCTATCAAAAGTTACATATGATTCTGATATTCCACCTACATTGATTACCGGATCGTTTGCTTGTGCAATTCTTTTGTAATATTTAAAGCTAGGTTCAAAATTATCATAACCTGTAATTACATACCCACCTGCTTGTTTTTCAGCAATGACTCCGCTATAACTTATTGTCTTTATAGGACTGCTTGTGTTTAAAATTAGATCATAATTTTCATTAGGTACAAAAACATTACCTTCGTTAGTTGGAGATCTTGAATCTAATATTAATCTAAATTTCTTCTTGTCTGAATACCCAGCAATTTTACTACCAATTTGATTACGTATGTTTACTAAATTTTTCTTGTATGAAATATACGACTCTATTGTGTTGCTTGTCATGTAGTTAGCTACATAGTTTACAAGACCACTAGTATATATTTGTGTTGTATCTTCTATAGTATTAGGAAATACAATGTTATCTAATTTGATAGGTATATGAGAATCACCGTATATAATTTGTCCTGCTAAATTTCTTGTTTGTCTAGATCTATCAAATCCAACTGAAAATATATTGTTAGGTTGATTTTGTACCCAAGCAGTAATTAAACTAAATGGATATTCAGAACTTCTCCTCCAAGCTGACTCAACCGGGCCTCCGTCTCCAAATGTCCAATTATTTGTAATAGTAGATGAATCAAAATTATTAATTAATCCTGCTGCGTTTGGATCAAGGAGATTTCCTGAATCATCTACGGGTATATTTTGTTGTAGATTAGGCCTAATATAATTTTTATTAACAACTATATTCTTTTTAGGTTCTCTAATAATACCTTTTTCTAAATCTTGCCATAATACTTTATTATTACGTGTGTATGGAGCTGGTCCGTATTGTGTTTCCCACCAAGTAGGTTTAATACTAAATCCTAACATTTCCCAAGGATTAGTATGCGGTCGGTCAGTGTCAAATGCATACATAAACGCTTGACGCCAATGCCCTGGCATATTCTCTGGTACATTATTATATATTGCACTTGAATAATTAAATGTAAATGCATTATTTCTATCAAAATAACTGTTATTAACATAATCTCCGTCTACTAACTGATTCCACTGAACAAAATCTGCTGTCATTGAATAGTTAAGTTCTTGTCTAGTAAATGTTGTTTTTCTATTTAGGCCTGGTACAAATTTATGAATATCTAAAAGGGTAACATCGTAACTTATTTTAATATTGTTATAAATTCTTAATTCTAATTCAAGTAATAACTTATCTCGAAAATCATTAAATCCAACAAACTTACTTCCGTCGTGTCCTTCAATAACTGTCACTGGAACAATTGGAGTATTGTCAGTATAAATTTTTGGTTCAAAAGCAGGATACAACCCTAACTTTGTAGGTGTTGGAGGCATAAAACTAGCATTAGTACTATCATATTCGTAAACATCAATTACATCATTAACTAATTTAGTAGCAGTAATGTCAACAAAACCTTCAGAATTAAAAATATAATCTTTACTATGAGTAAGTTGAGTACCATTTAAATAAACCTGAACAGCTTTTCTACTTAAAGTTGACATCGAAAACGGTGTACTTAAAGCAAAATATCTTTCACTTGTATCTAAAACAGTATGCGAAGTTTTTATTGATCCGCCTTGCGGCACCATATCACTAAAATAAAACGGCATACTAGACGCTTTATCCTTATTCATTTCTTTAAGAATTTGGTCTACATGTTCTTTTACCGGTCCTTCAAATCCTAGAGTATTAGCTGTGGATAAAAACTGTCTTTTATATTTTCCGTACTCTCTTCTAGAATGTCTAATAGATTGTACTATGTTAGCACCCTTGTCAACTAAATGATAGGTTGATAAATTTATAGGACCGCTGTGTTTTAAAAACTTTTTGCCGTATAAAGTTATATTTCCCATATCTCTTAAATTACTCGGACCTGGAAATATTCCTACAAAATTATTTACTTCTTCAACTATAGTAGAAACATGGTCATTAACTTCACCCAATGTAAATTCTGTTACATTTTCATTTAATGGATTTCTCTCTAAGTTTTTAGCAATTTCGTAATAACCATTTGCATTTTTATTATATTTGCTTTTTGTTTTTAAAACAATTACATCGTCAATACTTAGACTATTTGTAAACGTGATGTAAGAAACACCGTTTGCATCTGCATTTACAGTATAATCTGTATTAACAAATTGTAACTTGTTATTTAAATATACTCTTAACCATAAATCATTAATGTAATCTACGTTATCGTAAACATCAATAAAGAAATTGTCAGTTGTGTTGTCGTATATATATTGTCTAATTACTGGTTGGCTACTTAGTTTGCTAGTTTTTAACCATCCATTAACATAACCAAACGTATTAATGTCTGTATATTTTCTTAAAAATCCTGTATCAGATTTTGTTGTATATAATACTGTGCCTATTTGGTATGTAAATTCATCACTTGTTAGATCAAAGTTAAAAGTTATATCACCAGTATTTGTAATATTTCTATAAGATAAAGGAAATCCTAATTCAGTATCATTAATTCCTGTTCCAACTTTATACGAAAATATTTTATTTCCTGAAAAAGTTGTAGAATTAAATTTTGTAGTATCACTAAAAGCGTTTCCGTTTTTATCAAACATGTCAAACAACGGCTGTTGATTAATAGCAGTTTTTTGTTGACTTTGCTTCCAAACTGTCCCGTTATAACTATAAAACTTACCGCCATTAGTAGTTCCAAATTTTACAAAAACATTTTCATTTAATACTGGAGTTGTGTCTGTTTCTTCTACAAGAGATACTTGTGTATTATTCTTAAATTTTATAAAACTAACTTTATATATTTTACCGCTTACTAGTTTATCAGTGTCAGCAGTAAACAAAACACGCATGCCGTTTGTTAAATTAACACCGTCAACATTGTAACCTGCACTACCTTCAATAGTTGAGAATATGTCAGTTGTAAAAGTATCAACTAAGTCAACGTCTATTTTTGATTTTGTACCAAAATTAAATAATTTTAAACCTTCTTGGAATTCAATAATAGGTCGCTTTGCGCGAGAGTCTTCTAAGAGTGTTGAAGGATTGTCACTAAATTTATTACTAGTTTCAATTACTGATTTATGGAACCATCTGTTATATCTACTCCACAAGTTTCCATCTGGACTCGCACGATTAATAACAATGTAATCTTTCTTGCTTGGATATCCAAGTGCATTACTAAATGGATAAAAATCAAATCCTTGGGCATCAAAAGGTACTACTATGTCATCAGTAAAAGTTCCGCTTACAGTTAAGTCTTCTTGTTTAATTATTTGTATGCGATCGCCAACACCTTCTACATACCATTGGCCTGTTTTGTATTTTGCAGGAGTAACTTCGCCTGCAAATTCTACTTTCATTCCATTTGATAGTGCATACCCGTTACTAGTAGTATATGTTTGTTTACCTAAAATTTCTGCTTCAACATCTATTGCTGTGTTTTCTTCAATGTCAAAGATTTGCATATATCCAGATACGTTAGGATCATTTTTTGAAATATAAAATAGCGAATCTGGTGCAGTATCAGGAATAGTAAATTCTATAATTCCTTTTTCAATATAAACTGTTGTAATTGTATTGCCGTCTTCGTCGGTTTTGCTTACACCTGTGCTATATATCAACGATGTATTTGTTGCATCTCCAAATTGTACACTAGCTAATGCTTCTGCTTGAGATACAGGATCTACAATAAAGCCACCGGCATCGTATGCTGTACCGTCTTGGTCGTATAACACAACATCAAAAACTCCTGAACTACGAACGCCTTCTGTAGTTTCTACAATAACTGCTTCACCCGGTGTGAAACTTTTCTTTGTAGCAAATGCTAATGGGTGGTTAGGAGTATCTATACTAAATCTGTACTTTTGTCCTCTATATAACTTTATAGTTGGATTGTTTGTTAATCCATCAGGAGAAAATACATAAGTTACATTATCAACGTTCTGTCCTAATCCAACTGAATATGTACTTACTATATCTTTTGTTTGACCTGTAATAGTAAGCAAGTCTGGTCCATTGGGTAACCAATAATATTCTCTATAGTTTGCAAGTTTATCCCAATCAACATGCGGATTCCAAGCATAATCTTCTTGAGCATTTAACCTACTATGGTTGACTGTTGAACCGCCTAAGTTACCAACTGTGTTGATGTAATCATTGTAGTCTTTGTAGTATGTAACATTACCTAGATCATCTTTTATAACTGAAGCTGGTTCAAATTGATAGTTTTCTCTATCAGTTGTTACTGCACCTATATAATTATCCTTAGCAGTAAATGCTTTACTAACTTTACGTCCAAGATATCCATTTAACTTTTCGGCAACACCTGGTTGAATAAGTTGGTCTAATGTACTTGATAAGAATTTTTTGTTATGCGGTGTTCTAAAATACCGAGGTAAATGATCTTCACTTTTTCTTCTAATACTGTCGTTACCGCCTGGAAGTGGTGATTCAGATTGATCGTTATCGTAAGACATTAGTAACTACTACCTCCGCTGCTGCTACTGCTACTGCTACTAGTACTGCTTGTAGAAGAGCTTTGAATACCTGTATTTGCTGCTGTGCTGTTTTCAGTGATTGTGCCTGATGCACTTATTTTAGTTGCTGTTATTGCATCTATAATATCTAAATTATCAACTGTTGCTCCACTTATGAACACTTGGTCTACTTCTGATTTTATTTCGTATAGGGAACCAAAATTTTGTGTTGCTTGTGTTGGAACAATTATAAACGTAACAATGTCAGGAGACAATTCGTTCATTACATATGTTGATAATTCACTAAAGTAAAAGGTTTCACCAAACTCCCAATTCTCTAATGCAAAGAATTGGTTGATAGCACTAATAACTCTACTTTTTATATCGTTATCATTTAATACTAAATCAGGATTCTTTACTATTTTAAAAGATGCTTGTAAATCTAAACTAGCCTTATTGCCAAATAATATTTTATATTTTACTGGATGATAAATTACTTCATCGCTTAAAGATTTTATTTTATTAATTTCTGCGCCGTACGATTGAAATAAACTATCGCTTGACAGTGGTAAAGGTTTTGCTGTAATAGTTCCGTCAATATATTGTCTAAAAGTTGTATCATATGATCTAGTCAACAAGTATGTATCAATTATATTACTTGAACTAGGATCAATACGTGTATTGTCATCTGCTGCGTGTATATATTGAAATTTAATTTTGTCTCTGCCAATATGTGCCCTGTAGTTTGTTACTAATTGTAATGTACCAATTGTAGAATCATACTTCTTAAATATGCCACTATCTACAAGATAGAATATTTGTGCATTTGTGTAAGCACTTAATGCTCCAACCGCTGCCTCGTTTTGTTTGACGACAATGTTTTCTATTGCATTATCAACATAATTATAATCATCTACACCGTCAGTTGTAGTGATCTTTTTTTGAAATATATATTTAATAAGCGGATTTGTATCTTCATCCACAATAACATCAAAAATTTCAGGATCATCAACTACACCGTCATCGTCTTCGTCAAAGAATGTAACTTCTACTTTTTTACTATTAACATAACCTTCAGCATCTCTGTATTCTGCTGTTATTTCAAAATCCATATCAACAGTAAAACTATTAACACTATCTGGTTTGTTGTTATTATTTAGAACTGTAATTTTATCTTTTACAATTTTACCTGTTAGACTATTATAAATTTTATCACTACTATCAAAATAGAATCTTATTTCTTGGTCGCTTTCAAACACATACCTACTCGCTTTTGACTCAATAGTATACGTTTCGCCGTCGTTAGTAAATTTTAATAACCAACTTGCATCTAATTGTTGATTTGTATTATCACCAGTTTTACCTGTGTTAAAAGCACCTGTTGCATTTAGGTTGTTTTCAGTAATCACACGCCACTGTCCTAGATTTATATCAAATCTCAATCCAAATGTTTTGTATGCAAATACTTGATCTATAATTTGTGTTTTTACATCTTGTTCTAAACTTTGTGCTAGAAAAGGTTTTATTTCTACAAGTTTTGCAGTGCTAGGTATAACATCGTTATACACAATTGGTCCTGACCCGTCTGCATTTATAACAGTTCCGTTTCCTTCTACACTCACAACCTTTACCCATTTATATGTACGAGAATTTAAATGATCGGCTTCTCCGTCCATAAGTGTTCCGTCTGGCATAAAATGTTTTCCGGCCGGTGCAATAAATTTTAAACTTGTCCCTGGTCTAATTAGTTTTAGAATACTAGTTGTAAATGTACCAAGCAACTGTTTTATACCGTTTACGTTTTCTAAGTAACCTGTACTCATATTTGTTTGATTAGTAGATTGCACCCAAGTTATGTTTAGATCGGCTGTATCAACCTTAGGGTACTTTACAAAATAATAGTTTCGCATTGCTTTGCTTGCTAAAATAGGTTCTATGTTATTTAGAATTACACCAGAAACATCTATTTGTGTTAAGAATGTAAACTTATTTTTGTTAGTAATAAATTCTTTGTATATTATTCCGTCTGTACCAAATAAGTTAGTCTTGCTATATTTTCCAGTAGCATCTAACAAATCAAAATATCTGCTAATACCACTTGCAATTCTGTTAACAGATTTAGTTTTTATAATTTCTTGGCTAACACCTAATGGTCCAATTTGATAATCTTCACCGGTAACTAATCTATTTTGTGTATAATAAGTTGCAGGAGCTCTTTGTCTTATATTAGCATTTGTTTCTGATACAGTTGCATTATCAACAGTATCTTGCAGGCTATAAGTAATACTTATGTTTTCAACTTTTCCAGACTTCGATGCATAAGGAATATCAATACTAATTCCACGCATGTCCTTAGGATCAATTACAAGTCTTGCGTTTTTACTTGTTCTATAATATACTCTAAAATTACCTTGCGGTAAATTTCCAAATACACCATCTGAAAAGATTAAACTTACTCTATCATCTATTCTAGTTAGCACACTAAAAATGTTTCTTATATTTTTTGACAAACTATTATAGATAACATTATTACCTTCAGTTGCTTCTACTTTTGTCCATTGTTCAATTTCGTTTCCGATACTATCTAATTTATAAAGCCATAAATCTGTGTTGTTAACATTTGTTGCATCAACTGCTACTGTTTGATTAGAGCTAGGATTAGAAACATTAAAAGTACCTTGATCTAAAGTACCTTGTCTAAAGTGACAAAAAAAGCCTGTGTTGCTACTTGCAGGTCCACGGCCGTCATCTCTATATAAAAATGCAAAGTTATTTCCCGGAAAAGGAGCTTCTTCTAATATTGTTCCTGAGTCTATATCTGTAGATACTACTTCAAAACGTGTAGTTGAACCATCTACTGATTTAGAAAAACTAAAAGCAGGAACATCTGCGTTGGTAGAATTAAATCTATATTGTTGAGTAGGAATACCGTTTATAGTTTCTTTTTTTACAGGTCTTCCAAAAGTACCATTTACAGGCAAAGCAGCATTTAAAACTTTTGTAAATTGTTCGTTCCAGTCTGGATTAGAAGGATCATTCCATAAAACTGTTTGGTTTTCTAAATTTATGTTGTTACTGTCAAATAGTGTTTCAGTTGTGCTTACACTTTCTATTTTAAGTAAACCATTAGCGGCAATATTTCTTTTTGGATTATAGGAAAGCAAACGTGCTAAACGTAGTACACTTTCTCGACGTTCTGCTGTTTCTAAAAAGTTTTCTCTTGCATTTAAATCAACTCTAAATGCTAGGTTTTGTCCTAAAAATGCAATTAGATCAATAATTGCAAGGTATTCAGAACTATCAATGTAATCGTTAAAATCTTCAGGATAATTTTCTCTAAGATAAGAGATCATAGTCCGACGTAAATTGTCGAAATCATAACTTTGAAAATCAGCATTCTTATAAGACTGATATATGCGTTTCCAGTCTTCAGCTACTAATAATCTATTTTGTCTATCTGTTGATGACATATTTCTTCCTTCTATAACATATTTAGCCGATCGAGTAATGTACGTATATTATTATGTATTCAAAAAGCCTGCATTTTGGTCAAATGTTAATTTCATATTTTCTGAAATATTATAAGGAAGATAGGTAAGACTTACTTCTATTTGTAGGCCGCTTTCGTACTGATCTACTGTTATGTTGTTTACTTTTACTCTTGGATCATAATTAACAATAGCTGTCACGTTATCAATAATTGCACTTTTCATATCACCAGTAAACGGTTCAAATAGAGCGTCCCATATAATTGTTCCAAATTCAGGGTCACTAAGTTTTTCACCTTGCCTAATATGAAAATGATTTAAAAGATCTTGTTTTATAAGTGAAAGGTCATACAACACATTAGAAGAGTTACCTTCATTTACAGTGCTTATTCCTCTGTAAGTACGAGACCCAGGAATATCTGATCTCACACTTTTTTTGTTTTTTACCCTTATTTGTTTATAAAGTTGTTTTTCTAAATTGCTCATATCGTATTTACCTTACCTTCCTTTACGGAATGTGTCTGCTACTTTTTTGTACTCAGCAGTAAAATTATTTCCTGTAGCATCTACTGTGTTCCCTGCTGTAGGATCAGCATCCGTTTTAGATGGTGTAAATTCTACAGGATTTAAATTCTCATGTGACATCCAAGGTTCGTGTTGTGGTGTACGTAACGGAACGTCTGCTGTTTTAGCTGTAGGTCCGTTCATGTTTATTCCGTCAGGTGCTGTTTCAGTATGTGTTTTAGAACTTATATGTGTGCCTTCACCTGCTGTTATTCTGCCATCTTTGCCAGCTTTTAAACTTATATTTCTTCCTGCTGTCATAATAATATCTCTATCTGCTGTAATATTAAGATCGTTCTTAGTATGTACACTAACACTATCATTTGCAAAAATATCTATCTTACCTTCAGCTGTCATTTCTATCCAAGTTGATCCTTTTGCATTTCCAATATAAATTAAATCTTCAGTGTTATGCATAAGGATTTGATGGCCTGTTCTAGTGCGCCATCTTGTTAGTTCGTTGTGTGGTAATGTAACTTCACCTACTTCATCTTTTTCAACGCTTGCATATT